TAACTCGACTCAGTATGCATCAAAAAAGCACCCGAGAGCGCATCGACTATATCATCGTGTGAGCCTTCTGGAAAATTCTCAAGCTCATGGAAAAAGGCATCATTCCAATGCCCTTTCAATACGATAATGTTACCAGCTTCCGCCTGCGCACTTACAGGTAGAGCTCTATTCATCTTATCTTGTGTTACTTTGTATGGCTTAACTGCGAACCCAGAAAGGGTGCGGATTAACTGATCTACCTCACTTACTCCTGCTTGTCCCGGATCCTGCTCAAGACCAATTCTGGTGATATATCCGTCTTGCGCTGCCGTATTCTTAATAGCTTGCTGAATTTTGAGAGGAGAGTCTTGTAGGCGCACCATATCCGCCACGTAAAAAATACCATCTTTGTCTTTACCTAATTTAATACCCACAGTGTGGTCTGGATCGTTTGTTTCAGTTTTTTTCGTTGCAGCTCGATCCCAATAGCGAACAAAATTCAATCCTCTAGGTAAAACCTCACGCACTTCGAAATAGTTCTTCTTAAAGAAGAGTCCACCTGAAGGGCGAATATTCCAGTTTCCATGTAACAACTGCTCCCTTTCAAACTTCGGAAGCGCATATAAGTTAGATAAATAGCTTGGATCATTTTCTAGCAGAATACGATTATCATACACGGTCGCTGCTATAAAAGAAACGCTTTTAGGCATAGCGTCGGGGTATTTTTCTTGTAGTTCTTCTTTACTGCTAGACCATATGGTTTCATCGCCTTGCACAATGAAATAGCGTAACTGGCCGCTTCTTTCCATAATAGGATAGCCAGTCTCATCATCTATCCACCAGTTAATGAATTTACGCACCCAAGAGTCTGGATGAGGGTTACAAGTAGCACGAATATAAGGTGCCACTCCGCATATAGAACGGTTTCTAGATAGCATGTAGACGAATTGCCCCCAACTAAAGTGGGTTAGTTCATCGAAGCCTACAAGGCAAATCTGCGATCCCTGCCATGAATACTTATCGCTTTCGTTATCTAGGTGAGCAAACTTAATTACAGAACCTTTCGGAAAATTCCACTCAAGGGTAGTTTCTTTTGCTATACCATCAAAATCATGATAAACCTGGTGCGAAGTATCCCATAAGCCACCAGGGTTACGAATCTGTGTTGAATTCTTTCTAAAGATAACGCAATTGAATCCAGGAATATCGTGGTTCCATAAAGCCTCTAATAGAAGAGCATAAGTCTTACCAGCTCCGGCAGCTCCGCCATAGATAACAATATCGGCAGGATTGCGAAAGAATTCCATCTGAGGACCTTCTTGAGGTCTGTAGCTTTTTCTTTCAGCAATCATAGTCTAAATCGTATAGAAAATTACAATCTTTAAGATATTTACTTCGCTTAGGCTGATACCAATGATCTGTAATATACATAATAATTTGCTGAGTCATAAAAGGAGCTTTGCGATGTGATTCTAACCAATGCTCTGTGTAATAATCTAGGTCTAGACTATAACCTGCATAATATTTACGACCGCGGATTTGTTTAAGAAGCTTTTTAGGATTTGAAGTGCTTTCTATTTTTTCTCTCACAACTAAATAATCCATTTCAGCCATACGTAAAACTGCTTGAGCTTTCACGTTAATATTTGGAGTATTATTTAAATGAAATAAGGCTTCTTTAATTTCTTTGACTAAATCATATTCTTTAACCAATTCTCTATTAACGAAATAATTATACTTATTTTTTGCAACTTTAACAATTTTATCCATTTTTGTTTCTCCTACCGTTATCTGGCAACTCTAAAATCGCCTTTATAGTCACTTCGCCTTTGATTTCTGTTTTACTTTCAACTTTATCAGATTGTAACATTCTATTCTTACCAAGCCATACTAACATTGTATTATCTCCATTAAGTGCTTTTTTATATTGCACTTGATGTAATAAAGCATTACCATCAGTTAGCTTTTGTTGCTGATATTCACTAAAACTTACGCCTTTCTCTCTCATAACTCTTTCATAGAAAGTATTTGGATGCATACCAAATTTTCGAGCAACTGCAGAACCGTCACATCCTGCCATGAGCCATTTATCAATCATTTCCCAGTCAATAATTTTTTTAGGTCTTCCATTCTTAGTTGTTGGAAGTCTTGGTGCTCTCGGCATCGTTATTCTTAATTTCCCCAGTTATTGATTCATTTTTTTGTAATTGTTCAAGATTATCTGTATCAATCTTTTTTTCAGGTTTCGGACCAATTCCATTTAGAAAGTCCTCAAGCTGCCAGTCTCGTTGAGCTAGCGCTTGCAATTGAGCGCGATCTACATTCATAATTACCTCTATAATGCAGTAGCTGGTATTGAAATAGTAGGATCAATCTTAGGATCATTAGATTGAGTCTCATCAACAATATCGCTAGCAGTTCCCTCTGTATGAGTCAAATTAATTGCGATAGTGCAACCAGATAGCCCAAGGCATGCGCCAATAATTAACAAAAACTTAATTCTCATTTTTTATCCTTTGTTGGAATACCATGCTCTACTTTAATAGAATCACTGATAGGATCTGCACTAATCCTTCTACCATCAATTTGAATCTCCCATTCATTTTCAGCCGATTGAGTGATTGAAGGCTGAGAAGTGCTATGAACCTTCAAGCTCGTAAGGCTCATACTAGAGGCATCTTGGCGCCTAAGAGGTACTGGTGTAGACTTTACTCGTCTAGGCCAGCAACAAGAACAACAATCATTGCAGCTATCCTCGATATCTACTGTAGAGTTCGCTGTAGCATTTACTGGTACTAATCCACTCATAAAAACCTCTTATTTAACAGTTTTCGCAATCAAAACTAACACCAACACAATGCAGCTGAAAATAGCTACAATACTAAATATTATAGGAACAGTCATCTAACACCTTCTTTAGTCTATAATTTACGATCGTATCAACATCAACGAGAAATTTTTCCATGAGCATGATTTTTTGAGTTTGTGATAAAGAACGATCACGAGCTAGCACAAGAAGTATTTCATCCATTGAGCTAGCGTAAGATTCCAAGAAATTAGCATGAATCTCTTCAGGCTTCAATTTCTGCTCCATTCACCTTTATGGTATATTCTAGGCCATTTTCTTCCATATACTTGATCCAGCGTTTTACGATTAGATCGCAATAACCAGGACTAAGCTCCATACCAAAGCATACTCTTTTCAGTTTTTCTGCAGCGATTAAAGTTGTACCAGAGCCCAAAAACGGATCATATACAATATCGCCTTCAATCGTATTGTTGCGAATAGGCCGAGCCATGCATTCGAGCGGCTTCTGAGTACTATGAGCGGTGCGCTCATCTTCATCGTTAGTACCAAAAGCATTCATGTTAGCTATCTGCCACAAGGTACTTTGATCGCGAGCACCCTGCCAGTTATGTTTAGAGCCTTTTTTGACTGCATACCAACAAGGTTCATGCTGCCAATGATAGTCGCCACGAGATAAAGCAAAATGCTGCTTCGCCCAAATAATCTGGGATACCATCTCAAATTCACAATTCTCAAGGCTTATCTGCACTTCACTGCAATACTTGCCTGCATGCCATACATAGCAAATCTCACCAGGGAATAATTGCCAAGCTTTAGTCCAGTCTACTTTATCGTCGTTAGATACCTTACCAAGCGCACGGGCAGCCTTTCCATGCTTACCTTTAATATCCTCGCGCCAAGAAGGATCATACTCAACTCCATAAGGAGGATCAGTAACCATCAACACAGGTTTGTTCTGGTTCAATAGGATGCCCACCAAGCTTCCATCGGTGCTATCGCCACATATAAGCCTATGCTCATTCAATTCAATCAAATCGCCAAACTTAAACAAGGAATCCTCATCCTTAACAGGCTCTAGAGTATCTCCACCATTATCTTCGTCGTTAAGAATTTCACCTTCATCAATACCAAGATCGTTATTAGAAAAGCCCCACATCGAAAGATCGTCTTGATTCCATTCGTTAGCTAAGAGATCAAAATCCCATTCGCCTGTATTTTTATTGAGACGGATATTAAGCTCTTCTAGTTCCTTCGCCTCAAGTTTCCTATTAGGAACCCAACAAGGAAGAAACTTAGGCATTGAATCTGCAAGTATGTGGAATCGTTGGTGGCCACCAATAAGGGTAAAATCGCTATTAACGATAAGTTTATCAATAAGGCCAAATTTATCCAGGGATTTCTTGAGATCAGCCTTTGCTTTAGCAGTGAGTTTACGAGGGTTTTTATCAAACTCTTTAATCTGATCAAGTGGGATTTCCTGGAGAGTCCACGTTATCTTCGATAACTGTTCCTGGGATGGGTTGGATTTTTCTTTGCTCATATTCTTTAATTAACTCCAGATTGATTTCTTTGATTACTTTTTGCATATCATTAGCTAACTGGCAAAAATCTCCAAATGTAAGAACGAATTCAAACACGCCTTCGCCATCTTTAACAATCTGAAAAATACAATTGTATGTAGGTTTCTCAATGTTAAGTTTGATTCTCATTTGTGGTAGTGTATCATCATCCATAATCGGGGTATCCTTTATCCATTTTTTGTAGCATTTATCAAATTGATCGTTATTTTCCATCTAATTCCCAGTGCTCAACGCATACTGCATTACCATCTATACAGCTAGCAGCATGGAAATAAATCCAGTTACCTTTCGAAAAGGAAATTAGGGGCAATGAAGGCTCGCAATTTTTAAAAAAGACTAAGTCTCCATTATCTGTAATAGCAACGCTATCAGCATAGAGATGTATCAAATGACTAAAAGTTTTAACAGCCCAATAATACTTTAATTTATCTTTCATGATTAGTAAATTTTAAACCTTTTTAACTATTTTAATTTCAATCGGGTAGATTTCTTCGACCATTTTCCTTTTGGCAATACCGATGGGAGTATCGACTCCTTTAGTATCAACAAACTCAACTGAACCGTCAGAATTAAATACTTGAAAGTCTGCATAATATTTTACCCCGCCTGGTAAGTCAAAGCATGGTTGCCTTAAAAAAAAGAGCACTTCGCCCGTCTGTTGTAATAGCTTAAGCCTATCATAATAAGCCCTTTCCAGCCTACTAGGAAAGCGAATTCCATCACTCTTACATGGTTTTGCACCAAATTTGTGTCTAATTGATTTCATACCAAATTTGTAGCAGAATGGAGGATATATATCAATGCTTATTGCTGAAAATATCCAAATGTGTTAAGATGAGAAAAAAGGGAGGAAAGATGTGGGAAGCTATCGTTACCATCTTATATATTGTGAAAGCATTCATCCTTGCCTTTTGCACAGTTGGGTCGTATCTCCTGCTAAGAGAGCTGAAAGCTAAATTAGCAACATGCGATCAAATGAAAAGAATTATGTTTAATGAGCTCAAAGCAATGCAACATAAAGTCGATTCAGTTGAACAGATTCCATTGCCAGAAGAATTAAAACAAATGATTGTTGATGTTGAAAACCTCAAAGATGAAATAGATAGAATTTGCCAAAAAATAAAAATCTGCCAAATTAGAACAAAAAACAATAAGGTAAACAAATGAAAATAATTATTGGATTGCTTTTAACAATAAAATGGTTCTTAGTATGTGTTGGCTTCATCTTCATATGCATGTTATTTTGCGAATATCTCAACCAAGATGAAGAATACCAATATCACTCAACAGTTCACGAATATAGAAACGAAGAACTAAATGGAGCTTCTGCTCCTGAATATACGCCTAGAGGTCCACCTGGAGTAGTTAATGGTGCTTACATAAATCCTAGACCAAATGTACAATGTAACCACAGACAATATCCTAAGCGTACAAAATGCCGTAAAAATGACTCGAGAATTTAACCAAAAGAGGAAAAAATGGAAGCAATAGACCCAAAAGAAATACCAGCTGGAATAAAACTAATGGCTTCGCGCCTAAACAAGCTTGATCAATGGATCGACGAGCAAATCAAAGAAGATGAGAAATTCACGCTCCAAGAGATTATGGAAGTGCTTTTATTGAAAGCTCGCCATCTTTGCTTTAGCTATGATCAGAGCGGATCTTTCATGCATTGTTTAGGTTGGATGAATCTTGTGTTAAATTCGAGAGCTCCTGAATACTATGAGCTAACACAACAATTTAATCGTAAGGAGTGCCCACAATGCCCGAACAAGCAAAATGGGGAACAGTCAACCTCGGAGTCGACGTGCTCCAAGGCCACGGAGAGCAATCCCAGCCAGGATACGACCAATTCGTCGGCCAGCACCGAAACGTGCTCGGAAAGCAGCAATACAATCCAGGAAGAAACCAAGAGTTAAAGTTGCCTCCTGATATTTTTCGTATGCAAAAGAATACTGAAAAGAATCCCTACAGTGCTACTGGCAAGATTAATCGAGCTGGTATGCACGAAAGGATTAAAGAGCTATTAGGAGAAGGGCAGCCAAGAAGAGAGGCTGTTGCTAGGGCAAAGGCTGAATTTTCTAAGTCTGACTCTGCGCCTATCAATAAGAAAGAAATTTACCGATCTAAATTTCAAACTCCCTTACCTCTTAAGCAAGTTAGTCCACTGACTAGCCAGATTCAAAATTACCCATATATATAATAAAAAACCATCATATCGAGATAGTCCTCGTTATGATGGTTCTATTTTAAGCTAGGATAGCCCAGTTAATTGTGCTCGTATCTGTTGCATCTGCTGATACTGGTGTAAAACCTACGCCTGGATCAATCGTGCAGAGCATAGCTTTAGGAACTGTTACAGTTCCTAGAGTGGCAATAGTAAACTGAATAACTGAATCAGCCAAGGCAGCTGTTGTCGTTATTTTAGTGTGAGTGCCGCTCGAAAGAGTAAATGATCCCTTTCTTGCGCCAGCTGTATAAACGTTACCGCCACCAGCTGGGAAAGTCATAACATCAGTATCTGATAATGTTACGTTAGAATTTTTCAGAGTATGACCACCTGCGCCATCATAACGTGGTAAAGCGTTATCAGTTGAAGTATCAGGACCAGATACGCCATCGCCTGGTGAATCTGCATAACGTAAACCTGATGGCTCAGTATCATCAACGATCAAACATTGACCGTTAACACCTTTTCTAAGTTCAATCGGTGCGCTTCCACCGTCAAAACCTACCCACAACGAACCTTTCTGTAACAATGCTGGATTACTCATGTGGCCTCCTAATAATTTGTGCCCTTAGAAAACTGCTTCTGCTGAAAACCATTCTGATCAGCATTCTTACGGTCTGATTGTCGTTTGAAGAATTCAGG